GAGACGGAGCCCCACGCCGGATATTATTCGCCGTCAACGGGTTTGAATCTTTTCTGATTCTGCGTTTCACTCCTCCTGCCATACTTCCGTTTCTCCGCCTCGTCAAATCCGTTTTTCTCCGGATAAAGGGAAGGCCCTGCGTTCCATGCGGTCCGCAGAGCCTTCGTGTTGGGGTTTTGTTTGTCAGACCACGGCTTCCCGCAGTCCAATTTTATTTTTGAGCTCAATGTATTCAAATATTAATCGATTTAATTTGTCTTCTTCCTCGTCAATTCTGACAAACATTTTCCCTATTTTGTCAAAATCAGAGGATGTTTGCACCCTTTCCTTTGTATCAATCGCAGAAATATTTATTGCAATTTCTTTCAGCTGAGCAATCTCAGAAATCTTATTGTTTATCATTCTGTTAATTCTGCTTACTTGACCGAGATATTCTTTCGCTTGCATATATCAATACCTCCTAAACGGATTCCTTACTGCTTCTACTTTTGCGACCCTGTCTCCCTTTGTCACCCTTAACGCAAAGTTTGAAAATACGTCTGGCACGTCATCCAGCTGTTTTTTGCCGGACACAGAATACCTCTCCAGTAACGACATCATTATCCCGTATGGTTCTTTTGGTGAGTACTTGCTTTTGTCTTTAAACACTATGTGTTGTAAAATCCAGTTTGAGCACTGGAATATCCTGGCTTCCTTATTCGTTTCTGTCGGCGTGTCTGTTATGTTACAAATCCACCCCATCTTTTCAACACGCTTATTCACTTCCATAGCGACTCTGTCGCCGCCTGCATTTCTTTCAAATTCGCATTCCTGAACCTTGTTGTTAAAAAGCATATTTGCGGCATTCTCGTACTGTATCTCATAATCCGCCGTATTATCGCAAACGCAGTCAATGCAGTAATAATCTTCTCCGTATTTTTGCAATACCGGCATTACAAAAAAGTCTGTACCCTTTCCCTTTGTGTCGCACTGTGCTGTTATAATTTCCGGCTCTCCGTGCGGTAAATTCAGATATCGCCTGACTTTATCATCAGGGAATACAAGACCTTCTCGCTCAATTGGTTCCTGTTTGTATAAGCATCTGTAAGATACATCATCCATCAAGAGCTGCTGGTCCTCAAAAAACTCTTTTGTAAAACCAGAAAATTCATAATCGAAATTGCTCTCTCCCGTTACCGGATCAACGTCAGGAACGGCGATGACTTTTACACGGTCATTTCCTTCGTACATGTTTTGCAACCGCCCTATAACGTCATGCACGCTCCATCTGGTCGCAATATGTATCTCCTTGCAGTTTTTCCCGTCCGTATCCTGAATCTTTCTCTGGCGAGCATCTACAGAGTATTTGCTCCAGAGTTTATCCAGTATTATAGGATTCATTGCTTCTTCAATTCCACCGATCATGTCATCAACAAGCAGAAACTTTGATGCTCTTACTTTACCGGCATTCTTGCTTCCTACAGACGTGCACTGCATCGACGGAAAAGATTTATACTTTCCGACATTAAACTGTTCCATTTTTGCATCTGTCCTTGTAACACGTAGCGAAGGGAAAATTTCTCCCCATGTGTATTCTTCGGAATTGGTTACAATATCCAGCATGCCGTCATAAAACATTCTCGTGATGTCTCCACTATGGGAATAAAAAAGATTAAAGTCTTTTGGAAACCATCCGATTACGCCTGCCGCAAAAAATTTTTCAATCGTAGTTTTCCCAGCGCCGGGTATTAGGCTGATGCAAAGCATATCATACTTGTCGTCAATCATTCCCTGCAATGCGTCCACTAACCCTATTTTTATCAGTTGCTTCCTGCGTGGCATATAAAACCTGTCTTTAGGTAGTCTATTTTTCTCTATATACCGGAAAAAACTGTCTACGACCTTATTTTGCGCTTCTAGGAGTAATATTCCGTAATACAGTTCCAACACGTCGAACTGTTTTCCGCTCTCAAAGGAATACTTTTCCAGCTCCCATACAGTCCCGTTCGTCTTTTCGAGTATGTATTTTTCTGCAATTTCCTTTGCGCGCCTTGTAATTTTTAACCCAAGTGGAACATTCTTTTCGGAATTGATTGCGATATTTGCCGCCTCGGAATAAGCGTTTATTACTTCAAGGGTTATCCCATAATTCCTGATGTAGTTTTCGTAGCTTTCGAGCGCTTTCTGCAATTTTTCAGACAAAAAAACACCTCTACTTTCAAAAGCAGAAGTGTTTTAAACTCCTGCCTATAATTTTTCTAGGTTAGCGGCAGCGTCTACACACTGTCGGTTTCGAATTCATTTTTAATGGGCACTCTGGGGCTCGAACCCAGGACAAGCCGCGTATAAGACGGATGCTCTTCCAGCTGAGCTAAGTGCCTTTGTGCGTTTCGGTCAAGGTTACGCGCCTAAGTAAACGGAGGAGAAAACAATCGGGGAGTAATTCTTGACCGCATTTTTTTATTTCGTGTGGATATCCGCCATCAACACACTAGTTCGGAGCTGCCGAACCTCTGCGGTATCACGGAATCGAACCGTGTAAAAAATGTGATTCTCAGTCCAACACATACCGCCGCTCAAGCATAGTGGGAAGATGCTCGAACAATACCTGCCGGGCGATTTGGCTCGCCCTTTTATCAGCTCTTGCTAGCAGGTGGAGTAGACATACAATGGGAATGAAAACGTATCGGGATTTAATCCCGAAGAAGAATGCCGGTATTGAACCGGTGTAAAGACTTTTTCTTTCATTCTTCATCTAATAGCTGCATCGCCTTGTTGATGTACCAATCGGATTTTTCATATCTTCTTCGTAGTTCCCCTTACTTCCAGCACGGTATCGGTATTTCCATGCGTTACATTTGCAGAAGGCAATTACAGCTTCTCTTCCAAACATCGCAATCATTTCGTCGATGCATTCATGTTTTCGGTTTGTATAATGTTTTGGGTGGTTTACATTGTCAATTGGTTTTTCCACGTTCTCTTTCCTCCTGGTGTATCAGCTGGCAGCACACCATTTCTGACACTCTCATTCGTTCTCTTCGGATGCCGTGACCGTCTTTAAACAGTTCACATTCAAGCACCTTTCCGCAGTACTGACATTCATCGTTGATTTTCTTTCCGCAAATCTCCATTAGATATCACCATCTTTTCGATGCATGGATTTTTCGGCTTCAAACCCATCCGGATACCTGGAGCGTAGTTTTTCGACGTTCATCTGCATTATTGTTTCAAGATCGTATCCGATTCCCTGTGCAGTAACCGCAATATACCATAAAATATCGCCAAGTTCCTTTGCAAGATGGAGGTAATCAAGTTCATGACCCTGGAACGTAGCCTTTTTCACCATGTCTATTGCTTCGCCGGCCTCACCGTTTAGCCCCATAACTCCGTTAAGTATGAGATTTTCCGAAGTAGCTGCACAAACGCCACTCGCTGTTCTCATTGCTTCTTTCTGGTACTCGTTAAATGTCATTGCTTCCATCCTCCATTTCATCACATTCCTCCGTCTTTTTTGCAAGCGTTCCAGCAAAGAATATCATCGCTTTCAGGAACACGGAAATGATAACCATAAGGCCTAAATAAGACGGAGCCCCTATTCTCCACAAAATATACATAACCGCGATATCTGTAAACATTTATTTCACTTCCTCCACTCTTATGCAGTCATATCTTTCAGAGTTTATCGTGTTTTCCATAGCTTCAACTGGGTTACATCCAAGATTCTGCAGAATCTGTTTGAATACTGTTGCAGACTGCCCACTGGCAAGCTGCACTCCTTTGCGGCTATGATCTGCATGAAATGCATCGTGTCTGCTATCAACATTCCAGAAAATAATATTCGGAATCACATATCCAGATTTATGGAAACTATTTGCCATTTCATCGTAAAAAATCCATTCTCTATTTCCGCAGGAATCAATTTCCATGTCAGAGATAACAACAATCGCTTTTGGCATCTCCCCCTGCGGTATGCTATGTCTTTCGGCAATTTCTAGGACTCTTTCAAACGCAGCCCGCAGGTCCGTGTTATTTCCCCAGTTTGCTCCGTTTACGTTTCGTATCTTTTTCCCGAGCGTTTCTCCTCTTAGTAATACCGTTTTTGGATCACCAGAAAACGTCATAAACAGGTTGTGATATGCTCCGACATTTCTCTCTGCAAAATAGACCGCCAATCCAATTGCTGTTGCCAATGGCCTTCCATACATGGACCCGGACACATCCGCCATGACTAAAACGTTTGTTCCTTTCTCCACATAATCCGGTAATGCTTTCCACTGAGCTTCAAGTACTTTATTATTTTCTTTTCCGTAAAGTATTTTCTCAACAATATCGTATGGGAACAGCGTTGAGGCATTGATCTTCACCTCCCCATTTTCTGCCTTGTTGATAAATTCTCCAAACCTATCGGCATCATGTTTCATAAATGTCTTGCGGTAAATCATCATCGCACGGCTCGGAACTTCTGGGTATTTGATTTCATTCCATCTTCCGGTGGACATAAAGCTCTCAACAACGCCGATCCGTTTTCTCATGTTGCGCACAATGCGCTTAAAATTGTAGACCGGATAGCCGAGTTTCTGCGCCGTAAGGATTCCGAGCTTTCTTGTGGCAACGCTACTTGCGTCTGCGGTCTTAATCCACTTTGCAAGCAAGGAAATTGCATTTCCAGCATTTAGGTTCTGCAAATCTTCCTCAAACTGATTTTTCATTGCAGACCACATATCGTCCTCCAGTGGAGTACCGATAAGTTCGTACAAGTCATCATATCTTCCGAACACGCCGATCAGATCAAGGTTTGGCTTGAGTGCTTCCGGATGCTTCTCTGCCATATAGCGAATGATGGTTCTGAAAGTCTTTCTTTCCCCGAGGCCGCCCCGAATGTCTCTTGCGTAGAACGCGATTTTTGTAGCAAATAGTTTGTCCTGTGCGTACGCCTCTGCAAATAGAGTGGTAATTCTGCTCTAATCAGCCTCTCTCAGCGATCCAATTGTGCCAAACAAATCCAATCTGGCATCTCCAGTGGTACTCAATGCCACTGCACCATTTTCTGTTCGAGTAAGTCTTGCGTCTCCCATTATTGCTTCTGCAAAATTCATGTTTTCCTACCTTTCCAGGACTCACATTTACGGATTTGAACCGTTCGCATATTGTTTTTCAGA